TTGACATCATCGAATTTTCTCCTCAACTGCCAACTGAAAGCGTCAATTCCAAATGTTTTAATGTCAGATTTTACCTCAGTTGATGATGTGAAATATTTTGTAAACATATCTTTTTCAGAACATCCTTTTGCATATCTTACCCCATAATACCATTTACCCGTTAATTTGTTGACAACTAGATATGTGAATGCCTTCATTTTTGAGTCCTATTTTGTTGAAGTAATCCACTTCACTTGTATTTATAGAAAATAAGGACTCAGAAACATCAAATGTAGTCTGTTCTCCAGATTCTGTAAAAAATGGATGATCTTTAGTGCATAACATTGTTGAGCCATCTTCAAATTCAACCTCAAAGACTTCTTCTTCCCCAGAATGGATAACACAACCTTCTGTTATTTCCAATTCTTTATTGGAAAGGGAATAGGACAGTAGTTGAATGTTCTGCCCCACTATCTCTCCAATTTTCCTGGATACAGGCATACCATTCTCTAGGATATAGATTTCCTGTTCTTCACTAAAACAATTTAGATAATCAGCCTCATCGATGATGATTACCTTACGCATTCCATTAAGTGACATGGATGATGCGTATTGTTTAATCTTCGTGCGGAATACATCGATACCCGACTCATCAGAGCCGTTAATTATGATGTAGTCACATCCGATCTCATTACACATAGCCTTAGCGATGGTGGTCTTGCCTACACCCGGACCACCCGCTAGCATAAGAGACGGAATATTCTTCTGATTTACATACTCATGGAATGGAACCTTTAGTCGATCAGGAAGAACACACTCCTCAACAGTTTGTGGTCGATATTTCTCAGCCCACAAAATATGTTTCATACTCATAACGAATGCTCCTATTACTTAGAATAGTTGGAACCAGATTCTGTTGTCACCCAATATTGAATATCTTTATTAGCATTCTTGAAATGTGCGATGCCTTTCGAAGAGATTCGAACAGTATATGTGCCTGTGATAAACTTTAGATATTCTGTTCGGAAAATCATTTTATATGTATCACCATTACCATCACCAATTTCCAGAGATTCACTATGTGCAGAATCATTGCTCACATCTTTGGTGCTAACAAACACCTTGCTACCGTCAGATTCAACGACAATATTTGGGGATTGAAGTACTGAAGAAATCTTCTTAATCCAGACATAATCATCTTCTGAAAGAGTAAATGCAATTTCAGGATCACCCATGTTGATATCTTTTTCTGGCGCAACAACGATCATACTAGGATCACAGAATCTGTACTGAATCTTGCTTCTGCCGTTATTGCCGACGATTGTGGCATTCTTGTCACCAAGCTCAACTTCAACTCCATCAGGATGAGTGCTAATGACTGATAGGAAGTTATTCATGTCATAGATACCAAAATCTTTATCGATGACCTCACTGATGTTTGCTTGTGCTAGAATACTCTTTTGTGCAGAAATAGTCCGCACAGATTGCCCAGCACGAAAATACATACTCTGATTAATCTCAGAAAAATTCTTCAAAATAGTAAATGTATCATTACTTAGTTTCATTATTAACCTCACTTTTAATTCGTTCAATATAAACAACAGCATCCATCAATTCTTCCTGAAGGTGCTGTAACCATCCCAAAAAATCAATATCGGTACGCTCAGTCGTTGTACCATATTTCTTATAACCAACTTCCATTCTTGATTTGAATGATTGTATCACATTACCAACATTCTTGTCAAGCATTACATTCTCCCAGTGTATTGTGCGATCGATGGAAGATTGCCTGTAAACTGATAAGTTCCAATGTGTGCAATTTTCATCCATGGGCATAAATAGATTTCTCCGCCAATCTTACGCCACATTTGACAGAACATATAGTCCTCACTCAAATATCTATCAGAACCACCACCCGTGATAGAATCTTTAGTATCAATTACAGTGTCAAAATAAGCGTGAATGTATCTGGATCCATCAAAATTGGATTGCCCAACATGGTCTGGTTTGTAATGAATCATTGGAAAAGCTTCTGCAAGTTTTTCAAAAACATTTCGCTTAATCATCATAAAACCAGTACCAATCTCCAGAACCTGAAGAGGTTCTGTCACCTGAAACTGTTTTGTGCCTTTGACTACATTGAATACATATTCACCAACAAGAGATTCCAGTTTTCCAACCTCAATGTCAGGATTGTTTTTAATCGCATCAACAATATTTCGCCAATTGATAGACTTCTTTGGATATGGACCACCGATAACATCTTTATCCAATGCAAGCAGGGCAATAACATCTTGTGGATTAAAATGAATATCTGAGTCTATGAAAAGCATGTGAGTACAATCAGAACGAAGGAACTCATCAGCTAAATAATTTCGTGCTCTTGTTATAAGAGATTCGTTGAATAGAAATGAAAACTTAGTTTCAACTCCATACTTTGTTAATACATTCTGAAGATCAAGACACGATTTTACATACATTCCATGAGACATACCACCGTACATTGGGGTACCGATGAATAGCTTGATTTTTTTCAGATCATCCACTTTTACTTGGATTTCCATATGATAACTCCACTAGAAACAATTAAAAAATTCATTAATGACAACTGCTTTACAAAAAGCGGCGGTTTGAACAACAGAGTCTGTTTAGAATCCTGGTGGATAAACAGAGATCGTTTAGATATTTATAACGCAATTATGGCATTCGATGTACCATCCGAAACATTTTCAGAAAGAATTTACAACATACTTAATGATAACATAACACAACCATCCTGTCAAGTATGTGGTTCTCAAGTAAACTTCATGTCATATTCAGAGGGTTACAGAACATATTGTTCAAAGTATTGTATGACACAATCTAAAGATCGTAATGAAAAGATTTCTAAAAATCGAGACATGGGTGCAATTACAGAAAAAGTCAAACAAACAAATCTGAAGCGATATGGTGTAGAGTATTTCTTTAAAACTAAAGACTTCATAACAAAGAGTTCAAACACTAAACTTGCACTGTATGGTGATATTAATTATAACAATCTTGAACAAGCAAAGAAAACTAATTTAGAGCGTTATGGTGTAGAATTCACAAGTCAATCTAAAGAGGTAATAGAAAAAATTCAAGCTAAGAAAACAGAAAATTGCCCAAAGCTTAGAAACAAAGACTGGTTACTTGAACAGAACAAAACAAAGAGTATTACAGAGATCGCTAAGGAACTGAATGTTGCTTATCGAACAGTGTACTTATGGTTCATAAAACATGATATTGAAATGAATTTCTACTCAAGCTCCTATACAGAGCAACAGAATGAAATGGTTAATTACATTAAGTCGATCTGTTCATTAGATGTTATTGTAAATGACAGAAATGCAATTAAACCTAAAGAAATTGATATATACATTCCTGAACTGAAGCTGGGTTTTGAATTCAATGGAATGTACTGGCATTCAGAAGATGAAAAGCGTCACTTAGAAAAACTGAATCTTTGCACTGCTAAAGGGATTAGACTTATTCAATTCTGGGATACTGAATGGATTACAAAGAAGGACATCGTTAAATCTATGATCTCAACTACATTGAATCAAAACCAAATTCTATACGCTAGAAAATGTGATGTAAAAGAAGTTTCATCTTCAGATTATAACAATTTTGTTGATGATAATCATATCCAAGGCAGAGTCAACTCATCGATTAGAGTCGGTCTTTATCATCATAATGAATTAGTATCTGTGATTGGTATAGGTAAGAGCAGATTCTCTAAGAATAACAGTCATGAATTACTCCGTTTCTGTAATAAGAAATTTACTAATGTTGTTGGTGGATTCTCTAAGTTATTGAAGTTTGTTGATCAAAAATATACTGATATTGAATCACTGGAATCATTCTGTGACATCAGACTGTTTACGGGTGAACTATATGAGAAAAATGATTTCACACTTTCCCATCAAACAACTCCAGGTTTTGTATATTACAAATCAGGTAAAGTTGTTAATCGTCAAACTATGCAAAAACATAAAATGAAGAGTATCCTAACTGATTTTAATTCAGAGCTATCTGAACACAGAAATGCAAACAATAACGGATGGTTACGAGTTTGGGACTGTGGGCAAAAATTGTACTGTTTAAAAGCAAAAAGAGAATCGCCCTAGACGATTCTCTATCAGTTAAATAATTCTAAATGAATTACTTAGCTTTTGTGGTTCGTGCAACCCGACTCTTCTTAGGTGTGCCAAGACGATACTCCGAAGTCTTTCGCCCATCTTTTAGAGTGCGATTGTTCGTATAGATCGGATGACCCTCCGTGCGCAATTCGTGAATTCGTGCACTGACATTTTTAATGCCATACTGGAATCGTGCTTGCGCAGTAGTCAAAGTTTTACCAGAGGAAAGAAATTTAAGAATTTTATCTTTTACAGCCATATGTTTCTCCATAATATGATTTGAATCGCCTGCAATAAGGGAGGGCGATTCGATCTCCCTATTTTAGAATGGTGTGGTGATATCACTCTCCACAATAGTATCAATGGATGCGTTTACATCAATACCAGCATCAATCTTGGTATAAAGATCGAGAAAGGATGCTTTAGTGTCCTCATCAAACCGATTTAGACAAAGTTTAATAGCGGATAGTTTATTACCAAAAATGCCGTATGTTTTTGCAATATGAACCAATCGTCGAGTGGAGATTACCTCATCAGCAGCACCCTCATTGAATGATTTTCGAATAACATCAGCCCAGTTTACCAATCGATCAGCAAAATCAGCATCTTCAAACCCAGCAGATAGCAACTCTTTTGCGATGATCTTTTTTTCAATCGATACAGGTGCCCAATCTTGTTCCATAGTCACAGGAAACCGTTCAAGAAACGCCTCATTTAAAACATTAGTGAACATGTAACGCCCATCATCTGAGCCTTTGCCCTTAGTATTTGCTGTAGCGAACACAGTGAAACCTTGTGCAGGATTTACCAACTCATTCTTCTTTTTCAGAAGAAA